TTGATTCTCGTAATACAGAAGTAACAGAGAAAGTATGGCAGAAAAAGTATGACGAACTTAATGTAAAGTATATACATGATTGTGTATGGAAAGAAAGGTATGAGCATGAGTTAAAGATGGCAGAGTATTGGAAAGATGCTTTCTATAAAAAAGATGTTATCAAAGGGTGTGGCTATACTTTCAGCGAGATACCAAATGATACTGATGGTCAAGAGTTTGTTGACAATATGAAGAAGTACTTCAATAAGAAGTCATACAAGATGAGAGTTAGAGGTCAGCACGTTAAGCCTGAACTAAGGGGAACAGGTGTTACAAGTCATGGTCAGAACATAGATGAGTCAACTCACTTGAGAGTATATATAGATGTTAAGTAGTATAACTAATCCTAATATGTTAGTACCTTATTATCTCATGCACTCTTATATATACTATGAGATGAATGACCCTATAATAAGTGACTACGAATATGATGAGATATGCAATCAACTAAAAGATAAATGGGATAGCATAACTCATTATCACAAACACTTAATAGATGTTAGTGCATTAGGAGCAGGAACAGGATATCAACTTAAGTATAACAAACGTATTGCAAATGCATCAATAATGTTGTACAACAATCATAATGAAAAGGAGAATAAGAATGGCAGAGATTAATTTAACAAGCACAGAAATGTTAGTACCCTTATCGCCTGAGCTAACTAAACTATGGCAGGTAAGAAATGGACTTCAGTTACTGTATGGTAATGAGGACTTAAAGGACTATGAAAATTTAATTCGTAGATTAATTAAACAAGTAGATGAGTTACTAGAGGAGATATAGTATGCCTAAGAAAAAAATAGAAGTTAATAAGATACTGAACTTAACTAAGCATCAAGCTAAACAATTACTACAAATGCTTGAGGACTTACGTAGTATCAATGCAAACACAGACGATAAGTGTCCAATAGATTATGAGCAGATATGTAAGTTAGATGGCATGGAACATCAGCTTGCTAATATTGTAGGTGCTGCAGTTGAATGTGAACATGGACATTATAACAGATGGAGTGGAGCATATGAATATAAATAATCTTATAGACAAGTACTATTTGTCTAATGATTTCAGTATGTTAGCTGATAAAACTAAACATGATTATCAATATTGTGTAGGGATTTTATTGGCAACTGATGTTGATGGCAAAAGTATGTCAGGAATAAGGCTTACTAAAATGACAGGTGCGACAGCACGAAGAGCCTATGAAGAGTGGCTCAGTCGTGGCATCTATTTAGCTAATGCAGTCACAGCAGTAGCACGTAAGGTGTATTCATTTGGAATGGAGATGGGGTATGCTGAGACAAATCCCTTCTCTACTTTCAAGAGGAAGACTCCTCATGCAAGGAATACTGTATGGACAAAGGAGCAGTTAGTTCAGTTCTTAGACGTAGCTTACTCAGAGTTTAAGTATAGGAACATAGGATTGATAGTGCAAATGGCATACGAATGGTGTCAAAGGGTAGGTGATATGCGAATGTTACAGTTTACTACCATAGATTTTGACAAGAGTGTACTAAATTTGCAACAGTCTAAGAGAAGAAGTGTAGTACACCTACCTATTTCTCTTGACTTATTGGAAATGCTTAAGCAACAGAAGGAAGAATATGATTTTCAACCCTATGTTGCACCCTATCCTACTGCAAAGCGAGGTGTCTATGCTCCCTATACCATACAAAGACTATCAAAAGTGGCGAGAACAGTCATGGACTTAGCAAAGTTACCTAGTGACCTACGTATTTCTGACTTGAGAAGGACAGGTACTACAGAAATGGTTGAAGCAGGGGTATCTATGGGTCAGATTATGTCTGTGACAGGTCATGCTAACCCACAATCTGTTAAACCTTACATGAAAAATACGTATGCTAGTGCAGAAAGTGCATTGACACTACGAAATAAGCATGGTAAAAGCAGTTAATGCCAACAAGGAGAGTGATACATGGATATAAATAGGTACATAGGCGAATTAGATGTAGGTATAGGCGATAGTAAGCGACTTAACTGCCCTAATTGTAATGGATACAAGACATTTACTGTAACAAATAACATGGGTCAGATGCTATGGAACTGTTACAAGTCCACTTGTCAGCTATCAGGTACAAAACGTATGCCTTTATCAGCCCATGATATCAAGATGCGTACTAAAAACATGGCAAGGGATAGCAAACCATTCGTTATGCCTGAGTATATTGTACCATATGAACGTGAAAGTTTCTATGGTATACCTAATGATAGCCTTATGTATGATGTCAAGGAACATAGAGTTGTGTTTCCTGTCATACATGAGGGCAGAATTGTAGATGCCAATGGTAGGTCGTTGGGAAAACGAATACCTAAATGGAAAAGATATGGAAAAAGTGACTTGCCTTTTGTCTCAGGACATGGTAGGGTCGCAGTAGTTGTTGAGGATTGTGTGAGTGCTTCAGTTGTAGGTAGTGAAGTATATGTTGGGGTAGCAGTATTGGGTACGTCATTAACCGAATCACATAAGAAGTATCTCTCACGATTCTCGACAGCAATAATAGCACTAGACCCTGATGCACTACCCAAGATACTATCATTCGCTAAGGAACTAAGAGCCTATGTGAGAGATGTTAGAGTGCTACGATTGCAAGATGACTTGAAGTATAGAAAGGAAGATGATATAAATAACTTAATACTATTAACCCCAGAGGAGAACCAATATGGAACTATCATTACTACGTAGCTTGATGAACCAAGAGTTTTACACCGACCATCGTGGGTCTAAATGTCCTGATAGATTATTTAGTAAGGATGCTCGTAAGTTAAAACACACGATTGATTATGCTATGAAGAAGTATAAGCGAGACATAACACCTGATGAAGTGGAAGCCTTGTTCATGGCTAACAATCCATCTATGACTACTGCACAGAAGCTAGGGTATAGTTCCTTGTTTAACACAGTTAAGCGAGAGCAACCTATGGGTAGTGACGTAGCACAAGATGTGTTGTCCAAACTATTCCAACAGATTATAGGTGAGGATATAGCCAACTTAGGATTTGATTATGTCAATGGTACAGAGAGAAGTCTTAGACCACTACGTGACTTACTAGAGAAGTACAATGATAACTTCTTACCTGAAGTCAAGATAGAATGGGATGACATTTCGTTTGATACTATCATGGCTAAACAGTCACAACAAACTAAGTGGGCATTTAATATACCTGAACTACTACGTAAGGTAGGTGGTGTTAACTCAGGGTACTTGATAGAGGTAGGAGCTAGACCTAACACAGGTAAGACTAGCTTCCATGCTTCTATGTTGGTAGGTCCGGGTGGTTTTGCTCAGCAAGGTGCTAAGTGTACTGTACTATGTAATGAAGAGTCTTATGACAGAGTTGCCTATAGATACATACAAGCATCAACAGGCTATAACAATCAGCAACTCCTCGACAATGGAGCAGAAGCTAAGAAGTTATATACAGAGATTACTAAGAACGTAACTGTCAAGGATGTTAGTGGTGAGGATATGTCTTGGGTTGAGACTATGTGTAAGACAGAGAGACCTGACGTAGTTGTGTTGGATATGGGAGATAAGTTTGCTTCAGGTAGTTATAGTAGACCTGATGAGCAGTTGAAAGCAAATGCAATATATGCTAGGCAGATAGCCAAGACTTATAATTGTGCTGTCTTCTATATGTCACAGTTAAACGCTGAAGCCGAAGGAAGACAGGTACTGAACCAAGCCATGATGGAAGGTTCAAGGACAGGTAAGGCAGCTGAAGCTGACCTTATGTTATTAATAGGGCAACCTGCTCAAGTAGAGGGTATTACAGATGAACAACCTACCTTACGACATCTCAATGTGGTTAAGAATAAAATCACAGGATGGCATGGTATGATTCATTGTAACTTAAACCCTTACACAGCAAGGTTCTCAGCATAAAGGAGTAAGACATGAAGCTTACATTAGATGTAGAAAATACTGTCACTAAACGTGATGGCAAGATGTATCTCGACCCATTCGAGCCTGACAATAGACTTGTTATGGTAGGATGTTTGACAGATGCAGGAGAAGAATATTTATATAGAGATAACTTTGATGGTGTGCAAGCACTGTTAGACCAAGCTACTATATTGATAGGACATAACATAGCATACGACTTGATGTGGCTATGGGAATGTGGATTCAAATATGATGGTCCTGTTTTTGATACGATGTTGGCAGAGTATGTTGTACAACGTGGACAGAAGCAACCACTATCTTTGGAAGCTTGTGCCAATAGGTATGAGTTAGACACTAAGAAGCAAGACACCTTGAAAGAATACTTCAAGCAGGGTGTAGGTGTAGATGAGATACCACCTGAAGAACTGTCTGACTATCTATCAGCAGACTTACATGCTACTCAGCAGTTGTCTGATGTATTATATACTAAGCTTCTGACAACAGATGCCAAGCTAATGGAGTGTGTGGTACTAACGAATAGAGTATGTATTACTCTTGCACATATCTATCAGACAGGGTTTGCTGTTGATGAGACTAAGCTAGAAGAGGTTAGGTTTCAGTTCGAGACTGAGAAGCAAGAGACTGAGAAACGTATACAGATACAGATTAGAAATATTATGGGTGATACACCTATCAATCTTAATAGTCCTGAGCAAATGTCTTGGGTTATCTACAGTAGAAAGCCACACGACAAAGCTATGTGGGCTAATGGTTTTACTCCTTATATGGATAAGCCATCTTTCAATGAGACAGTATCTAGACAATCTAGTATTGTGTTCAGAACAAAAGCTGTATCTTGCAGAGAGTGTCATGGTACAGGTAGCATAAGAAAGGTAAGAAAAAATGGAACTCCTTACTCAAATCCCAATAAGCACGATGTTTGTCTTGGTAGTGGTTATACTTTTCAACGTACTCAAATAGTTGCAGGGTTAAAATTCAAAGCACCAAGTGCTAAGTGGATATCTGCCAATGGTTTTGGTGTAAGTAAAGCGAACTTAGATATACTTAAGA